TGGTAGGTGCCACTGGCCGTAAAGAGCCAGCGAATGGGATTGGCCGTCTTGCCGAACAAATACCAGTTGAACAGCGTGTGCCAGGATCCGCCGACTTCCCGAATCTCGATCTTGACCTGCATCCGGGACTCGACCCGGCCGCCGCTATCGTTGTAGTGCACCAATCCTTCCGAGTAGAGCATGACGGCCACGTCGTCATAATCCGCATCCGGCATGAGAACCGTCACCGGCGTGCCTACTTCGACCTTGTCGTTGCGCGGGAACTCGGCGCGGTCCCCCATGCCCGTGGCCGTCTGGGAATCGGTGCCCAAACGCTCGTACGTCGTGATGCCCGTGATGTCCCCGATAGGCTTGCCGTTGATCCGGGAATAGCCCGCCACGAGTCCCTTGACGGGACCTTCGCCAAATCCGAGCCGGCAGTTGATCTGATGTCGGCTGGCCAGCACGCACAAATTGTCATCGGAGGGTGGAATCCAGCCCCAGGCGATCTGGATGAGCCAACGCAGAATCTCCGTCGTATTGACCACTTCCGTGTGGACGCTGAAGATGTTGCCCTGTACCGGGACCCGGCCGAAGACGTACTCGTAGGGTATATTGTCCCGCTGCGTCGTGATGGGATTCCAGCCGCCGGCACCCCGCGCCTCCTGGCTGCGGGGTTTTTTCTGAAGCATCCGGGAAAGCATCCCCGTGAGCATATAGGACATCATGCTCACAAACATGTACCAAAGGAATGTTTCCATATCAGGCCCCTAATTGAATCGTGTCCGACCGCAGCCCCGGCGTGGCCCCGAACCCGGCGATTCGCCCGCGGGCGCGGCAAGCCATCCGCGTGCCTTCGCAGTAGGCATAACCCGCCTTGCCCCCGCTCGTGTAACTGCCGGAGTAGTCGCTGGAATCGGTCCCGTTCAGCGCGAAGTTGTTGTCATCCGTTCGCGTCACTGTGTAGAGCCCATTGAGGCTCGGGGTAATCCCGCCCACCGTCTCCAACAAGGCGATGACGCCGGTGGTCAGTCCGTGGCCGGTGCACTGGACGCTGACGGGACTCGCACCGGAGAGGGTGACGTTCTGGATGGTCTTGCCCGCGTAGCCGCAGCGGGTATAGCGGAAACGATGCCGGCAGTGGGTCGCCCCGAACAGATCCTCCGGCACAATACTGAGCAGTTCCTGGGGGATGCTCAACAGCAGGACAATATCCTGCATCGTCGTCTCGTGACCGACGATCATCATTTCCCTCGTGCACTCCGTGTAATCCGCCGCCGCCTCGTTCCAATTGAAGGCGATGATCTTCAGCGTGCCGCCGCGATAGTAGCCGGCGTCGGCCATGGCCTGCTGCAAGCCGCGGGTCACGTTCGTGATACGGACGGAGGCGGAGGGAAGGGAGCCTTCCAGGTCGGCTTTCGGCAGTTCCACGCTGAGGTTGTATCCGGTATACGTCTGATCGTCGTACTCCACGTCTTCGGGATTGTTGGCAATCGCCAGAACGGGTGTACTGCCGCCCGGCTCATAGACCTCGATCAGCCAGAGCTCGACTCCCTTATTATTGAGGCGGTGGCGGCGGCGTAGTACACTGACGTTCATCTTCTCTCCTACAGGACCACACCTACCGCTTCGCAGAGGTGAATCCCGGCATACCAGACATTGGCCATGTCGGTTTCCAGTTTGGCGTCAATCGGCTCGGCGAAGCGACAAACATACGTTGTGCCGGAAACCGGGTCCGTCCAGTTGAACGCCTCCGCCCCGACGCCTACGGTCTCCTGAAAAGTGTCCAACGTCTCCAGGTCCGCTTCTGGAAGCTCGCGATAGACGAACCACCATTGCCACGGGAACCGGGTATGTTTCAGCCGGGTAACGATCAGCCCGTCGTCACTGCGGGATCGCAGAGTCGGGTCATAAAGGGGTATCCGGCGATAACCTTCTTTTGCGGGAAGCTTGCTGAGTGTCGGGAACGTCGTCGGCATCTTACCTCATCCTTCTCAGGGCCCGCGCGATGGGACCGTGGCTCTTGAGATCGTTGATGATGACCGTGGCCGTCATGCGGCCCTGGTCCACCTGGATATCGCCGCCCTGGATGTCGAGCGGCTGGCCGCTTTGATTGTGTACATGGAGTTCCCATTTCGTCGGGAGCCGGGGCGCCTGATTCTGTGCGGCCACTTCGCCCCTCGACTGCACCCGCTCCCCGTATTGCAGAATCGCCGGGTATTCATCCGGGGCCAGGCCGCTGTGAAGACGGGGGGCACAGGCGAACAGGGATTCCGCCACGTACCGCATGGAAGCCGCATCGAAGCCGACAACCCCGCCGCTGTGGTAGCCAGTAGCGTAGGACCGTCCCGCTTCATTTGGGTAGGCGGCTGTACCACCTGCCACCCCCCCAATTCCCGACATGATAGCACCGCTGATCCAATCGGTCATTGGCTCCGTCACGGTCTTGTGCATGACCATTCGAATGACTTCCAGGGCAAAGGCTCTGATAGCCTCTCGCGCATCGCGGGCCCTGAGCGCGATATCTTCGAAGGCACGGCCGAAGGATTCCCCGATCCCATCGGCAATGTCACGCAGTCGGCGGGTTCTTTCCAAGGCTTCCACCTCCGCCTCAATGGCATAGGCCAATCCATTCGTCTTGTCGATCTCTGCTTCCCGCAGAGCGATAGACTTCTCGCGCTCGAGGTTCGTCATGCCGAGCAGCTCGCGCTCGATTCTCAGTTGCTTGAGCACTTGCTCCGCCTGGCCGGTATTGGCGACATAGTTCTGTTGATAGCCGGGGGCCGTACCGGTGGCTGCGGCACCTTCACCGTTGGCGACATTCCGCTGGCGAATCTGCTCCATCGTCTCGTTGAGTCGATCCACGTTTGTCTTCAGGGGACCAACGGGCCCGACCGGATTTGGAGTACCAAACAGGATCTCACGGGCCTCCAGGTCCGGTCGCCGGAAGGAGTAATCGTAGATGTCCGGGCCCAGATTCTCGTTATAGGGATTGCCACGGGCCTTCCGAACCTCTCTATCGACATTGATAACCTTTTCCATCGTGTCGCAGTAAAGAGCGTAGCCTTTAACTACCATACCGATGGCCCATACGGCAGTCTCCGCCCAGCCCTTGACCTGCTTTTCGTTCTCCTGAAACCAGGTGTTGGTGTCCTCTATCGCTTTGGTCATGGAGGGCATCAGGGCCTTGCCGATAGTCTCTTTGACCTCACCCCAGTTGGTTTCCAAGCGTCGCAGTTGCTCGCTGTAGCCCTTCGTCGCCTCGCCGAGGTTCTTGTGGACCTTCTCCGACTGCTCCATGATAAGGTTGTAGCGGGCGGCGGCCTGTCCAGCCTCGCTGAGCTTTTGCCCCTGTTGAATCCAACCTTGGCGCAGCCCGTATTCCTGCACCATCGTATCGTTGATGACGATGTTGAGAGATTGCAGGGACCGGCCCATGCCCATGATGCCGGCGTGGAGCCGGGAGGCCCCCTCGCCTTCCGCCAGACCGTACACGATCTCCAGTTCCGTGCCGAGTCTCGTCAGGCCCTTCGCCATTTCGACAGACTGGCGGGCATCAAGGCCCATATTGTCGAAGAGCGTCTTGAAGCTGGCGGCGGTTTTCTCCACGTCGCTCTGATGGACCTTCAACGAGCCCGATACGCTGGCGGCCCATTTGCGCGATTCTTCCACCATGCTGCCGAAGGCCATATTGAAGATCCGGCCCGACCGTTCTGCCGCCGCCGCCATGTTCAGAGCATCCCGGCCGAAGTCGTACGCCTTATAGACGGTCCCGATGGCGAGCAGTCCCTTCACCATGCCGCCGAGAGCACTGGTCGTTTTGGTCGTGGTTGCCGCGACTCCGTCCGTCGTGCGGATAAACTCCCGCAGAGAATTGAGCGCCCCGCTACTATCGACCTTCAGGCTTAGCACTACTTCCTTGATGTCGCCCATATGAAGATTCCAGATACACCGCATCCAGTGCGAGCATTACGTCCAGAAACATGAGCCGCGTGGCCGGCTGGCGGATGCCTATCTCATCGAGGTATTTGCCGATCTCGACGAGCGTGAGCGGATTCCCACCAAACCCGTTCGAGGACCGCGTTCGGCACAGCATCCAAAATCCATCCAGCAGCCAGGCATAGTCAGCCTTTATCTGCGGCCGGTTGTCCCACTCGAGCGTGGGCAAGCCTTTGACTGCCCGTTTTTTCGCGACGGCTTCGAGGTCTTTCAGGTCCGGCCGCAATTGCCATCGAAGCACGTCCGTCAGTTTTTTATCGCGTCTCTCACCAGCTCCTTGCGGAAGTTGGACTCCCGTCTGGCCTCTTGCACCACGAACTCCGGCAGGCGCCACATCTCCGGGTCCCGGAACCATGCGAGGACCTTTTCCCAGGAATAGGGGACCGGCTCTCCGTTCTCCGTCATGTCCTTCCAGTCCAGCAGGATCGTCTTGGCGACGGCCTCCCGGAAGGCGTCCAAGTGCTGCTCTTCATTCAGTTCCTTGGTCTCGAAGAGCATCTTTCTGGCGTCGACGGCGGTGCGCAGCGCCTCCTGGAACTGGGGATTGTGGTCGATGCTGGCGATCTTGAGGGAGATGCCGGACTCCCGGTCCACAATCCAGGTCCCGTTTTTCTCCCGGTCCAGGTCTGCGCGAAATCGGTTGATGTCTCCCATGATGACTCCTTTAGAGGTTTATGGTTTACGCCGCGAAACGGGCGATTCTGGCCGTGATGGCCTCCGTCGCGTGCATGTAGGCCGTCCATTGCAGGTCGGCGAAGCAGTCGTCATTCGGCCCACCGGCCACGCGAGCGCCGGCTGTGAACTTCACCTTCGGCAGGTCGATGACGTACCGGTTGCCGGCCGCATCGCTGACCGCCAGGGCCAGGGCGGTAGGCGTTTCGTTGAGCCACTTATCGAACAGCGTCTTACTGGTGTAATAAGTCCGCAGGGCGCCCGAGACGTTGATATTGCCCGAGCCGATGCTCAGTATGCCGCTCGAACCGATGACCAGCCGGCTACGCAGATTGTTGTTGATCTGGAGGGAGAAGTTGGCCACGGTCAGGTCGGCCAGGTTCTCATAGAGGTGATTGACGTCCAGGCCGTTGAACTTCTCCGTGGTGGTTGCCGCCGTGTACCCCGAACCGCCCGTAGTGGCAAGGGATTGTTCGCCGCCGCCGATCAGATCGAACCCGATGGAAATGTCTCCCTCTTGGGGAATGGCGAGCGACAGGCCGTTCAAAGCCATGCCCGTCAGCAGGGCCAACTCGGTAGTGAGGTCCGCATACTTGCGCTCGAAGTTGTACGTGTCGAGCGTGACCCCGTTGACGATGTAGGCCCCCTGCTTGATGGTCACGGAGTCGCCGGCGTCCTCGCTGACCAGCGTCCCCCCGGTCACGGTAATCTTGCCGGTCGTCTTCGTGGCAATCTTGAAGAAGCCATTATTGCCCGCCGTGGTGAAGCCGGTGACATAAACCCATTGATTCGCGACCAGCGACCCGAAACCACTGCCGGAGTCATTGAAGGAATTGTCTCCGGACGCCGCACTGATAGTGATAACCGGTCCCACGGTGACGGCGGCGTTCCAGGAAGCCGCCTGGAGCACCGAAGCCAGCAGGTCGTCATAGGTGCCGTAGCTGAACAGGCCGTTGATGCCGCCCGAGGCCGATTTCCGCGTGCGCCGCATCGAGGGAATCTGCCGGTCCCCGCGAATCTCCTCGCCTTGGCTGACCCCGGCGTCCTGCTTGAGGCTCTCGCCGGAGTAGCGCAGGATCTGCAGGGCGGAGCCCGTCTTCTGGGTGTTGAAGTCTGTCTCTTTGATATACGCCACTTGGGCTTGTGCTGTATTACTCACGTTGGGCCTCTCAGTTCTCTACCTTTTTCTTCTTTGTGGTAGACTTATGGTTACAAGGAATCCGCTTCGAAGGGAATTTCCACGTTCACCTGGTATTCATTACCGGTTTGGCCTATCGGCCGCACGGTCACGGTCTTATACTTCACGCCGGCTGCGGTCTGCCCCTGGAAGGCCAGGAGGATCGTCTCGGCCAATTCCAGCAGGTTTCCATCTCCCTCTCCGGCCGGCCCGAAGAGCTGCGC